TTGCTGCAGGTATGAATAAATTACTTGTACCATTTGCGATTGCAGCACTGTTTGGTACATTTGCAAATGACAATGTTCCTGCACCGTCTGTGACAATGAGTTGTCCTGCTGATCCGCCAAATATTTGTACATTAGCAATGTTGTTTAGATTTGCTAATCCACTGTTAAAAATAGAATTTACAGTGATGTTATTTGTAACTAAACCATTTGGAGTGAATCTAGCAACGTTAGCTACATTGTTTGAACTGAAACGAATGTTTCCACCGTTATCTACAATAACGTTTGAATTGCCACTTACTAATTGTGTACCTATTGGTGCACTTGTAAAGAATAAATTACCTAAACCGTCGGTGCTTATAATATCATTAGGATTGCCACCTATAACCTTAATATTACCTATTGGTCCTAATGTAGCTACACCTGTACTATTAAATGCATTTACTTGTAAATTAGAAATAAATGATGCTTGAGTGTTAGGTGTGAATCTTGCACTTAATGTACTAGAAGAATATATGTCAATATTGGCGTTGGCATTGACAACGACATTGCTGTTGCCATTAAATATTTGTGTTCCTTGAGGTGGTGCAGTAAACGAAAGAGTACCTGCACCATCTGTTGTTAGTACAAATCCAGCACTTCCACCTGATATTTTTACATTACCAATTGGTCCTAAATTAGAAGTACCTGTTACACTTAATCCTGTTGTGCGCAATCCTAAATTACTAAACACACCAACGTTTGGTATACCATTAGAACCAATCCTAACATCACTGTTACCTTGGACTATAACATTGCTGTTACCATTTATCAAACTTGTAGCTGCTGGTGCATTTTGCCATTCAACACCACCTAAAGTATTTCTTACGGTTAATACTTGACCAACTGATCCACCTAAAATTTGTAGGTTATTTACTGTTCCTAAACTTACTTGATTAAAGAAACTTGCGCCCTGATTAAAGACTGCGGTTACATTAACAGTTTGTGATGCAGGACCAAAATTTACTACATCGTTGAAACCAGCAACATTAAATGAAATATTACTATTACCTGCTATGGTAATACTACTGATACCATTCGCAACAGAAATAGCGACTGGGTTAGCAAAACTCAATCCACCAAAACCATCAGTTCTTAAAAATTGACCGTTACTACCACCTGTTATACGTAAATTACTTACTTGACCCAAACTTACATTTGAGGTAAACTCAAAATTAACAATGCCTGCAATATTACTTACCGTTAAACCTGTTAAACTACCTAAGCTACGAATATTAGGTTGGTTAGAAGCAAATGCTGTAAATACACCTTGGAAGAAATTAGCAGAAGCTAAGTTTCCTAAGTTTGCATTTTGACTACGTATATTACCAACTACAGAAAGACTTGCCAAATTACCAACAGCAGTGATATTAGCCTGTGATGGTATAGAAACTGTTCCCGCAACTATTGCGTTTGGTACAGAACCTGCTATGTTAGCACCTGCAATATTAAATAAACCTGCTCCATTACCAGCAAATTTACCTAATGTAAATCCATTTGCTGTAAATTGTAATTGACTTGATGCAGCGAATTTTCCATCTAAATTATATTGAATTTCTCCATTGCTACCTGCAGCATTTAATAATGCACTGAAAGTATCAAAACGTAAGTTACCTGCACCGTCAGTTGCTAGTAAGTAATCAGGTGCGCCACCTTCAATTTTAACATTGTCAATAGATCCTAAATATGCTTTGTTCGCTACATTTAAATCAAAAATGTTTGCAGTATTTGCAAAAGTTGTGGAAGCTCCTAAAACAAGGCCATCTAAATTACTTGTAATTGAGTTAACACCAACAGAAATACCAGAATTAGAAACAGCAATTGTTTCCCAAGGATTTGCTGCATTACCTAAACTATATGATGCGTCAGGAATTAAGCTAGATTGAACCGATCCTGAAACCTGCAAATTACTTGTGTTTGTATAGTTGGCTTGAACTACATTAGATTTAACAGTACCAACTGCTGTAATATTTCCTAATGAACTTAGATTTCCAACAGTTGCATTATTTCCAACTCTTAGATTATTATTGATATTACCATTAGTACCTATTAAACTTAAAGCTGTTACGTTACCAGAAACTGATAAATTTGATCCTGCAAGGGTAGTAACTACGCTAAGTATACCTGTAGTTAAAGTGCCTGATATATTTGCTTGAGTTGCGTTAATAATATTTCCAGTAACATTGCCCAATGCACTTACGAAACCATTTGTTAAAAGATTTCCACCTCTTACATTACCACTTGCGCTAACTACACCAGTTGCATTTAAATTACTTCCAGACAAGTTTCCTAACGCACTTACAAAACCACTTGCAAATAAATCTTGTCCTGTTATATCTCCTGTTGCAAATATTTCTCCAGTTGTCACGTTAGCTGCTGTTAAATTACCAGCAGAACTTAAAACTCCAGTAGTGAGTATATTACCACCTACAACATTACCAGTTGCACTTATAGCATTACCAATATTAAGGTTATTACCAGTAATGTTACCTGTTGCACTAACTATACCACCTGTTAATAAATTGCCACCTACAATGGTACTAGTTACAGAAACACTTGTACCTAGATGTGCGTTACCTATTATGTTGCCTGTTGCACTAACGATGCCTGTTGCATTGATACTTGCGCCTGATATATTACCACCTGCAACTATTGTATTACCAAATGTTGCATTGTTACCTGACACATTACCAGTAGCAAGTACATTTCCTGATGTGTTAATATTACCACCGGCTATATTTGCTGTTACTGATACGCTTGTACCTACGTGCGAGTTACCTATTATATTACCAATTGCACTAACATTACCTGTTGTATTAATATTAGCACCTGACACATTACCAGTAGCAGTAACAATACCAGTAGTAACATTTGCTGCTGTTAAATTACCTACTGCGCTTATAATGCCAGCAACATTTAAATTACCTACATTAGCATTACCTGATACACTTAGGCTTGTTGTAATATTAGCATTACCAATAGCAAGATTATTACCAGTTATATTACCTGGTACTGATACTAAAGAACCTAAAATCGCTCCAGTAGCACTAACCTGACCAGCTGTTAATAAATTAGCACCAACTACATTACCAGCAGAGCTTATTAAGCTAACCGCATTTAAATTATTCGCAGCAACATTTCCAGTAGTTGTAATTAAGCCAACTGCAACTAATGAGTTTGCATTTATGTTTCCACTAACTGAAACTGTATTACCTAAATGTGCGTTACCTACTATATTACCTGTTGCACTTATCAATCCTGCGGTGCTAATATTACCACCTATAATATTTCCAGTAGCACTCACTATTCCTGCAGCATTGACATTACTAGAAGCAACTACGTTTGAAACATATGTGTTATTTGCCGTTACAATTACACCATTTACATTACTTTGAATGTTTGCGTTACCAATAGCAATACCCAATGTACTAGTAAAAACTCTATTCCATGGGTTAGTTACATTACCTATGTTATACGCATTTGGGACATTAGGCAACAAGTTTGATTGTACAAATGTATTAACTATTAGGTTACCTACGTTTGCCAAAACATTTACGGTAACAGTATTGGCAACTCCAATATCACTCTTAACTGTGGAATATGCGCTGATATTACTAGTTGAAATTAGATTGCCAACATTTGCTAGTCCGCCTACACTCAAATTAGATGTAATTGTTGAATTACCAATAGTCTCATTGTTTGCACTTATGTTGCCTGAAACAGACAATGATGCACCAGAAATTGATTGAGTTGCGCTTATTACACCGCTAGTTAATAAGTTGGCGCCTGTGACATTACCACTAGCGCTTATTAATCCAGTATTGATGCTACCACTGGTTAAAGCACCAGTCGCAGAAATTATTCCTGCAGTTCTTAAATTACCAGCTTGTACATTACCGGTTGCACTTAATATTCCTGTATTTACATTAGCGCCGGTTATATTACCAGTGGCACTTACTACACCGGAGGTATTTAAATTACCACCAGTTATATTGGCATTAGCAGTAACAACATTTCCTGTCCATTGTACTCCAACAATGTTTCCTATATTTGCATTTGCTGCATTTATTTGTGCTGCAGATAGTACATTACCGATTGTTGCATTAGCAGTTACAGATAAATTACCGGTAACACTAGTGACTGTTTCGGTAATTAATACAACATTAGGAGCACCATTGATAGAAATTCCAATATTACCTGATGAGGTCGGTATAGCAATATTAGACGTACCGTTGAATACAGTACCTCTGAGATTTCCAACAAAGTTTGAAGCAGTTACGTTTGCACCAGAAGAAATATTACCTGTAACAGATACAGAATTACCTAATAAATTATTTCCTGTGATGTTACCAGCCGCACTTATATTAGTTGTAGTTTGAACGTTGTTTGCAACGACATTTCCTATTGCAGTTACATTAGAGGTTAAAACGTTATTACCGACGTTAATGTTGCTAGTTATATTAGCAGTCACAGCATTAGCGTTTCCAAACACATTCAAGTTCTGACCAATTATATTTCCAGATGCGCTTACGATTCCAGTTATGACATTAGCACTGATTAAGTTATTACCGACGTTTGCATTAGCAACTATATTTGCATTTTGACCTGCAACATTACCTACTGCACTTATAATTCCACCAGTTAAAATATTCTGACCTGTGACATTACCCGCTGCTGTAATTTGTCCTGTTAGGGTTAAATTAGCACCACTTATATTATTTGAAGTCGCAATGTTTCCAGATACACTAACTCCTGTACTAGTAACAACTTGTATGTTAGCTGTGCCTGCAACACTTGTTCTCACATTGCCGTTAGGATCAATACTGATATTACTTGTACCATTATTAATTTGACCTGTTGATCCAGTTAGTATACCAGTTAGGAAAGCACCATTGCCGTAAATATAGTTTCCTGTAACGTTTCCAATAGTAGTTAAGTTTCCACCTACAACATTTCCAGTTGCACTAACTATCCCGCCTGTATTAATGTTTGCTGCTAATAAATTACCCGTTGCTGAAATATTTCCAGTGTTTATGTTTGCACCAGCAATATTGCCACCTGCGCTAACTTGCCCAACTGCGGTAATACTTGATGATGTTGTTATATTACCGCTTGCAGAAATTGTTGTAACGGCAGCATTTCCTATATTAGCGTTACCGGTCATTACTACGTTGCCAGCAACTGATATTCCTGTGTTAGTTACACTAAGTACGCTAGGAGTTCCACCTACACCCACTCTTACTGCACCATTTAAATCTGGTATGGATATATTACTTGTACCATTAGTTATTGCTGTAACTGCGGATGGATTAATGCCTGTTAAATAGAAACCATTACCTACAAAATAATTTTGAGTTGCAATATTTCCTGTTGCTGTAATTAAATTCGCTGCAACTAGGTTTGCTGAAACACTTCCTGCAGTTGATATATTACCACCTTCTACATTACCTGTTGAACTTATTAAGTTAGTAGCAAAAACGTTTGCTGCTAGAACTGTAGTCGCATTTACTGTAGTAGCATTCGCATTTCCTGTCGCTGATAAATTTTGACTAAAAATATTACCAGCTGTAGATAAGTTTCCACCGGCTACATTTCCTACTGCGCTTATACCAACTGCTGCAAATATACTTGAACCACGTAAATTGCCTGTAGCACTTACTTGTCCACCTGTAAATAAATTAGCACCAGTCACATTTCCTGTTGTGCTAATATTACCGCCAAAAACTGTACCTGCAGCACTTATTATATTACTTGCATTTAAATTATTAGCTATAACATTGCCTGCTACAGATGCTAGACCTGTTGTCCTTAGATTACCTGCTTGAACATTACTTGTTGCAGTAACAAATGGTGCTTGTAATGTTGTTGTTAATGGATTGTATGTGAGATTAGCACTTGCAGCAAAACCATCATTAAAGTTATATTGTATCCAGTTGTTTTCACCTGCCGCCTCTGCAGAGCCACTTCCGCCTCCTGGTGCCCAACTCAAATTACCTAAACCATCTGTAGTCAATGTGTAATCTGGATAACCACCGTTTATTTTTAATTGGCTTACATCACCCAAATTAGTGATGCCATCAACTGTTAATCCTGTTAATGGACCTAATGTTGTAATATTAGGTTGATTAGATGCTGCAAAAGTAATTGTTGATGTAATCGTGTTTGATGTTATATTATCAAATATTAACGCATTATTTGCAGTTAAAGTATTACTTGCAATACCATCTTGATCACTTGAAATTGATGTATTACCTAAATATATTGTATTACCTGATAAGTAAAGTGATTTCCATCTGTTAGTTGGGCTTCCTAAATCGTACTCAATATCTACCTGAGGAATTAAATTACTTCTCACTGATCCTGTTACACTTAAATTACCTACATTTGCGGTACCAACGGTATTAATATTTCCAACTGTTGCTGTACCACCTGCACTAAGTTGCCCAACTGTTCTTAAATTATTACCAGTTACGTTTCCAGTCGCACTAATTGCTCCATTGGCGTTGAGTGAGCCTACATTAGCTATTCCAGTAGCTGAAATTAACCCAGTGTACACATTACCTAAGTTTGCATTACCAGATGAGCTTAATATACCTTGTATGTTTGCATTGCCAACTAAACGTAAATTACTTGTAGTTTTATCAAATGTTAGATTACCACTTCCACCAAAGGCTCCGCCAGTGTCCTGAAACTGAATTTGCGTATTAGCACCACCTGGATTTCCATTACCAGATTGATAGAATGAAACAATTGCATTACCGGTATTTCCTACAGCCGGAGTGAATCCGTAACTATTAAGTGCAGTACTTAAGTTTGAATTTGTGTAAAGTTCAACTTCTTTAGTACTAATTTTCTTAGCATAATATTTGTTAGTACCGTCCACTCCTGAATTACTCAGTTGGTCCATTCCTAGAACACCAACTATTGTTATGGGAACGCCAGATGTAATATTATTATCGTCCTTAGTTTTTAAAACAGCTATTAAAGCTTTTGTTACACTTTCAATTTCAAAGGTAAAAACACCTGTGCTTTCCCAAGATACATTGCCTGTTCCGTCGGTAGTTAATACGTAACCATTTAGACCGCCACGTATGGTTAGATTATTAGCGGATCCTAAATCAATTTCTATGTTAGCATTTGCACCAGCATTAACCCATGTATTTGCATTAGCGACTAATAATTGTCCATTTTGAACAGGGGAATTTAAATTTATCTGAGTGTTGGCCGTTCCTGCAATTTTTGACCAGTTTAACTGTGAAACCTCAGTCAATATTTCTGTTTGGGTTGTAGTGTTTAGCCCCTCTGGTGGATATAAACTAGGATCGTTTCCTATGTATAATCTGCGCTCGTCTGTCGCAAATCCTAGTTCGCCCTCAGCTAGTTGGGGCAAATCAACGTTAGCCCCTGTACGGTGTTGAATCTTAGAAATCTGTATAATAGCCATAGTATAATTCTTAAGAAAAGATGATTATACTATTTATCAATCTAAAATAGATTGGAAACTATAGGAATTTTGAATAATATTGGTCTAATTTGTTGAACCAAACGTCAGTATACTTGTCAAATTCAACACCTTCAATGATGAATTCTAAGTATTGATTATCTGCAGTACACATAAAGATAACGCCTTTGCGAATTCTTGTACCGTATACCTCGTTGTGTGCGTTTGCATACGCTGCTGATTGAATAAAATAATCCTCAATCCATTCACGTTTTTTAACTTTATTACTTTGCTTATGATCCATAATAGCTTCATCACCATCATGTATACCGCAAAGATCAGTTGTACCTGCATAGATTTTAGGAAAATATAATGGTACTTCGACGCCCCACGCTTCATTTACGTTGCACAATCCTTTATCAATAATAGATTTTGCCATTGTGTGACTTTGTATACTATAGGGGTTGCTGCCCGGTTCTTTTAAGATACCTTCTTTGATATAATCCTCAATAAACTTGTGCATACGTGTGCCTCGACCAGCGGCCTCAGTTGTGATTTCTTGCGCACGTTTATGACCCACACGGTTACGCCATTCGTTAAGTGCTTTTTTACTTTCTTCTGATTTTGTTGCCTCTAGTATAGTTGTCACACTAGGAAGTTTTTCACCATCTGGTGTTGCATATAAACGCTTGCCACCTACACTTTCCTTGCCAAAACGTGAGTAATTAAATTTATTAGGATTATACATCAAGACATTGTATCATTATAAAAATAATAATACAAAACTTTCGGTTAAACTCTGAAGCTTTCCCCGCAACCACAGCGATCACGTTCGTTTGGATTTATAAAATTAAATCCTTCATTAAGTCCTTCACGCTTGTATTCCATAGTAAGACCTTCAACATAAGGAAGGTCTTTTTGACTGACAATGACTATTACATCATTGGTTTGATAACTCATATAACTACCAGATTCAGGAAGAACATCGATGTATTCAAGTTTATATGCTAAACCACTACATCCAGTAGTTTGCACTCCTATCATTATACCTATGCCTTTACCTCTGTTTGTTAATTTTTGTTTGACTTTTTTTGCTGCTGTTTCTGTTAGTGTAATCATCGATTGTCGCTTGCACGTTGAGCCATCTTCGCTACAGTTTTTTCTTTTTCGTCTGGGCTAGTTGGCATTTTGTCTGACTGTTTTTGGCCTTTAAAAAATACTTCATCACCTTTAATGTCATCTATTATGTTCACTAAAGGTTCTTTTGAAATCATATCTCGTAAATCACTTATATCTACACTAATATCATTATTATTAAGTAATTGTAAAAATGAATCCACTGACATTGGTTTATTAGAATGTGAATATCGATCTTTAAGTTGGTCGGTTATAGCGACCAACTTAACTCTTAAAGGATCGTCGTTTACAAATTCAAATAAACGCATTATTATCTTTTTCCGCGACCTATACTTGGTGCAGGCACTTCTTCATCTTCAGGTGGTGTTGGTAATTCTTCTGCGTCCTGCGCCATTGCATCAACTTCACCGCCCATGTCAGGTGCGGCCATATCAGCGCCCATATCTGCTCCCATACCTGGCATGCCACCAAATCCCATACCATCACCTTTTACTATACTTAGGGCGCTTTGTAATCCAGCTTTGGACTGAGTTAATGCAGCCTGTAATCCAGTTAATGATTCTGTTGCGGCACTATTGAACTGCTCACCAACTTCATCGCCCTTTTCTCCGCTTACACTTTCAACAACAGCTGGTAATTCTTTTACTAACATATCAGATACATCTTCAATCATTTTTTGAATGCTGTCAATCATATCTTTTGCTGCTAATATTACCTGAGCTTCTTCAATTGCCTCATCTTCTAAAACAATTTTGGCATTATATTTTGGCTGAGATTTTAACTCATTATAGTAGTCAGAAAGTGCCTGCTCCATAAAAACTAGCTTTAGATATTGTGGATTGTTTTCGCTAGAATAGTACATTCTGTCGCTGTCCTTAACTTCACTCATTAAGGATCTTACCCTACCCAACATGCTTTTGGTAGCACTTAAATCTAATTTTTCTAATGCTAAGTCTGTGTTAAAGTTCTCTTTTAGAGCTTTTTTTGCCATTGTATAGGGCTTTTGGTTAAATTCTGTAAGTTTCATAGTTTTTCCCGAAAGATGATATAGTATTTATCTTAAATTAAATTATTTGTAGGAACTTTTGGGTATAGAGCTTAGGTGATATTGTTTGGCCTTTAATGAAAAATCGTCTAATTCTTTTAAGATTAGCTTTTGTTTAAGTTTACCCTCTAAAATTTTGTTATGATAGATATGTTTTTTGTCCTGTAATTTAGTCTGTTTGCTGTATTTTTCGTATAATTTTAGTGAAATTTTAATTGATGCTAGGGTAGAATCCAAAAAACAAATGCGCTGACTTTCAACTACTTTATTTCTATTGTCCATTGTACAGTATGCAAGAGCATATTTGGCTGATGAAAATATGTGTGTTTTATCAGATGTATTTGAAGTGACTTTAAAACCAATTTTAGTTCTTTTTATGTTATATTTTTCAAAAACTTGATAACTATCATGATCGGGGAGAATGATATATTTTTTAAGACTGTTGACCGTATTTTGATCAAGCATCTTTTTAAAAACTTCATATAAATCAATATCATTCATTTGTAATAACCCTAAAATATATGTTTCGTAATTCAGGACTAACGTCTAAAAAAGACGGAAGTTGTTTAATGTCATTAATACTCTTAATCATTGGTACAGATTGACAGTCAGAATATAAAGCTCCCAAATCTTCTTCACCATCAGAAAATACCCCTTTATAGTTTACAGAAAACTCAAAAGACCAGTATGACAAATTTTCTTCATTATTGTAGAAAAATCCAAATTCATGCTCTGTTGTAGACAAATCTTGTTTTACAGGCTCAGTTATATCCTCAGGTTGTGCCCTTAATGAAATCACCTGAACAATGGTATCTAGATTACACTGTGTGTTTCTGCGATTTTGCCAGTATAAATTTTCTTCGTCTGAACCAAAAAGTACACTTTTTTTATTGGTGACATTGCTTTTTGTTATATCGAACAATGTATAACATCTTAATTTCGTCATAACGTTATTTATAGAGGTAAAAAAGCCCGCAGAATTTGCGGGCTTTGTTGTAAACTAAATTAAATTAGTTTGTGAATGTTGCGCTTGATGATACTGAAACGTTAGCACTTGTCCAAGCATTTGACAACTCATTGTCTAATGTTACTGTAGTCCATGCACCAGTTGGGTAAATAGCGATTGCTAAACTATCATCATCTCCAGCATCGCTGAATTCATATATATGAATTGTAGCTAATTGCTGAACTGTTTGAAAAACAGTAGAGATGTTGTCTAAAACTTGTGTTCCATTACCTGTGATAGTAAAGAAGTCTAGTTTTGGACCTTGTGGTTGTACTGTAACGTTTGCTGTAATTGCGTTTAATGATCCTACTGTATAACTAGGAGCATCGTAGTTCATTAATTGTTTAAAGTCACCGTGTACTTTTGTAAAATATGCCATGATATCTATTCCTTATAAAATGTGAGCACAAAGGCTCTACTTTTATTTATTCCTTTTATAAAAAAATGGGTATCTTATGCTAATTTTAAGTTAGTTTTTGTAATTGGGCCATAAGTTCTTTTCTCTCATTTTGGTCCAATAATTTAAATTTATATAGTATTTCTTGAACTTCTTGTGATTCTGGTTCTTTTTCTTCGGGCGGTTGGGTCTCAGCCTTACGTGCAGCAGCTAGATCATAGAGTAAATCCCCTAGTTGTCTTAAAGCAGGCACACCTCCATTTTTCCTATACGTAAATTCAATCATCTTAGCTAAGTCTGTAATTTGCTTCATACTTTGAGTCAAATCAACTCCCTGCATATATTGCTGCACAACTTTTATAATATAATCAGCCATTGTAAGTTTTACAGTTTGCGGTGGCTGAGCAGGTGCTTCTGCTTCAAAAATTACTTTCCTAAACATTTCATTAAAGTCATATGACTCAGACTGAACGACTCCAGGAGCAGGGGTTTGCGCTGCATACCTTTCTGCTTCTGCAGCAGCTGGATTTTTATTAAACTGATAGTTTTTAACTTTTGCTTGCATCTGCTGTTGAACTAGTTCAGCCTGTTGCTGTAATTCCTGTTGTCTTTTATCTACCTCAGGCCATTGTCCCTGTAGAATTCCGATCATTTTTTTTACAAAAATGTTTCTAAAATTCATTTTAGCCTGTATGTTTTTTGATTGGGTTTTTGAAAGACTGTTTCCGTTTGGGTCTACTTGGCCCTGTACAAGGTCAAGAACTGCTTCATCTACTCTTGTACTTACATCCTGTAATCTCATTTTCTTATGCTTTTTGTAAATCTTTCTTGATCTTTGCTTTTAATTGCACTCAGCAGTTTTTTCTCAAGAATAGCAGCTTTTTCAGGATCATAGTGCTTATTAATCATCTCTACAAGATTAATTGCGCTGGTAATAATATTGTGGGCACGACTCTCTATGATGTGTTTGGTGTCACGGTTGTTTCCTAGTGCCTCCAATTCTTCTAATAAACTTTTAGTTTTGCGTTCCATAATAGAGTTCCCCTTAATATTTATCACTTTTTAAGACTATTAAGCATAGCTTTTAATTTAGCACTTTGTACGTCAGCTATTACTTTAGGAACGTGTTCGTCTATAACCTCGCTTTCATGCGTAGGGCTGACCTTTGCCGTTGGTTTTAACCTAGACATTATATCATTAGGGCTGGGCTGAGGGTTATTATATTTTACATTAGCACTCTGACTATCTTCGCCCGGATCTGTAATACGCAGCGTTTCTACATTAAACTCAAGTTCAATTTTAGTCCCTACCCCTGAACTACTACGTGTTTTCATAAGCTGAATCTGATATTGCCCACGCTCTCGCATACTGCGACTTGTGAATATACCAAATACATTATCTGCTGTGTTAATCTTAGAAATACCACCTGAGATATGACTATGGTCGAATTCAATTTCTTCGACTGCACTACGATTCAATTGACTGGCTGTAACTAGCAGCACGTTCAATTCTTTAGACAAATTACGCAATTCTTCCGATACATACTTGTCCTTAATAAACAAGTCTGATGGGCTGACCTTTGCGCTGACGGGCATAAGGAGATCAAGATAGTCAATACAAAGAAAATCAATCTTTGCACCAGTCTTAATCTCATACTCCTTACAATATGCTCGTAAGTCATTTACTGTACTCTGTGCCGGCAAATATTTGATTTGCAACTTACCGGCTTTTTTTGCCAACATTCTGACTTTCATTTCAATGTCATCAATGCTTTTAAAAATATCACGGCTGCTAGTTTCTGTCATCATGCTATCTATACGCATTGAACATAAGCCCTCAGCAAGTTCAAGAGTAGCATAGATACCATTAAGTCCTGCTTGACTCCAGTTGACAGCAAGATTTTGCATAAACAGACTCTTACCTGATCCGGAACCACCTGCAAAGATTTGTAGTTCACCTCGATTGAATCCGCCATATAACTTACTATCAACAGTGGGCCAACCAGTGCTGATCTGTCCATTATTGCTTTTTAGTGCCATTAATCTACCGCGAGGATCAGCAAAATAATCAGTACCCATATCTTTTGTTATACTAATTTGAACTGCATCTTTCACCAATTTTTCAACTGGGTCGTAATTACCTTTTTCCAATAGATCCGCTGCTTTTAATATTGCACGTTCTAATTCTTGTCTGCGAGTAAACTTTTCAAATTCATCCAAAAACCATTCATAATGCCCTGTTGATAATTCAGGAATTGGTATAATTTCTATAGAACATGTGGCCTGTATTTGATCTGGTTCAGGTAACACATTATATTTTTCTGAATGTTCTTTAAAAAATTTTGCAACAGGTCGTAACGACTTGTCAAAGTTTTCAGCATTCATGATGTTACTTACTCTTGTGTATAATTCTCCATTAGTTACCATCATGCGCAAGAAAAGTTTTTGAACATCTATATTATAATCAGTTACCAATTCGTTTCCTCATCATTTCTATTTTTATTTTACTCGTTGTCGTATTCTGTATTATACTTAACAATGTAGCTAGTTTGCCATATTTTATTACTGCATCATTTACGTCCTTTACGTCAGGTCCCCAATTAGGTATACTTACTTGATAACCTAATTCTAAGGCTCTGTCACACGTTTCAAATCCTGTTTTATCCCTGTCAGGAACAAAAATAATCTGCTTGTTCAATTGTTTTATTAGTCTTGCCTGATCATCATTAATTGTATTATGAGTTAAAGCCAATCCATCAATAGATAAGGCATCAAATATCCCTTCCATAAGTATTGCTACTTGCCAATCAGACTGTTGCCTATCATATCCAAACACATAACCTGACTGTTGATCATTGATATATTTTGGAGCTCTATCATCTAAAAACCTACTCGTATGGCCTACAATTTCACTGTTGTAGTAGTATGGAATTATAATTCTATTTGCATTTCTACCCTCATCAAATGGTGCAACATAAAATTGATAAGAAGTATAGTCTATTTTTCTAGCTATCAAGTAATCAATGTATTTTTTGTGATTAGAATTTTTATCATCTAATAATTCACAGTCAGGTAATCGTTTTTGTATAAACTGAAGTGGTTTTTCTCTTGTAAACTTTTTAGTAAAGTCGAGTAAATCTTTATTTTGTAAGCTTTCTAAATTCCATCTTTGAATTTGTGATTCGTCTATACCACACCACTTAAGTAATTCTCGCACTCGTTTGGATAAACTTCTACCTAACTCGTAATGACAACTGTAAGAACAGTTAAAGCAATTATACGTCCAGTTGTTTCCATCTATCTTGATTCCTCCTCTTTGCCTGCGATCAGGCTTATGACCTCTTTTGTCACAACACACTGCGTTAAAGCTATACCAACCACCTTGAGTAAGCTTTTTTCGATTAGGAAGTATTGATAGGATATCAAACATACTATAATTATAGCATATTATTATTGTAAAAGCAAGAGTTTGGTAATTATTATCTAGCTAAAATTGAATCTACGTTTCCGCCAGTAGATACAAACTCTAGTTTAATATATGGATGGAAACCTTCTATTGTCGTGCCGATTGTGAGATTGCTTGTACTAAAGTTTAGTGATTCAATCGTATACCAATCTGAATCAGGTTCGGTTGAACCCAATACATTTATGTTACCTGAGTAGTTTGCCAAATTAGTCTGTAAAGTTAAATATTTTGCACCATATAAACTTAATACACTGCTATAATATGTTGTTCCAGTGTTGGATACTTCGCCGTGAGATGGTATAGTTATTGTAACACTAGGAAGATGTTTTGGTAATACACTATCAACTATTTGACAAACTCCCCGCGCTCCTGCTTCACTGTTAACAAAAGCTGGTAAATTTAAATTACCGTCGGTAATTTCTAAACTATAACTTCCTAGCTGAGCATTTATATCAAATAAATCTGATTGGGTAATAGTTAGGTTTGCCAATCCGGTTAGAGGAAGAAAACTTTCAACTGTTTTCTGTAACTGAATTTCAGCTCCACTAGAGTCAATAAATCTGAACGTTATTTGTTTTCCGGTAATATCAACAGATTTTTGCTCCTGATTTAGGAATTGAAATTGAATTCTGTTATCAACTCCCTTATTTAAAGTTATATTTTTAGCATACACGATTTGATATCTCCTATTAGATTGTCCAGAGTATAAAACTACCTGATATCTAGGGATGTAATTATAAACAGATGTAGAGTACACAATCTCAATCCTTTATTTTATTTATTCTTATAAATAAGCTTACAGTTTAATAAATATTTTGGATAAAATCCTAATATAAATATACCAAGAATTATAAAAATGAAAAACGACTTTTTTAAGAAATTATCAGAAAATCACCCTTTTATAACAGTGTGCTCCTACTCCGGTCAGGATTATGTTGGAATAATTCAGAATAGAGATGATATTGTTACTACTTTATACGATTATGGGTCAATTGTGGAATCCGAACTTAGAGAAAAATTCCTAGAGTTAGGAGAAATTTGGTGGTGGGAAAGTAACAGACTTATTCCAATTAATATGTTTTTGAGAGTAGAATGGGCTACGTTTAGGCCTTATTTACGTACATTTAATAACAAAAGTTTAGAAATTATACATGGACCAATTTGTAGTATTAGTGATCTTAGCAAGAAAAAAACCAAAAGGCGCAGTATTACTTTAGTCCAAAGAATGACTTGACTTTTCTAATAAATTCATATGTACAACTACTAATTGTGCGTATGCAACACTATGACTTTTCTTAAAACTATATCCATCGTCAGTTTTGTCCCAAACCGTTTTAGATATTTCAGACCATGTTTTTCCTAATAAATGCTTTTTGGCAGGTCTAATGCAAGCCAAAAACATCGCAAGTCTAGGAATACTATTTACGGGCTCAGGCATTTTCTGCAAATTATTGTAATGATTTCCCAAATGAACTAGCTGTTCTACAAAATCTCTTTTCTGTAGTAGATTCCAATTTGGCTCACGCATCAATTCAATAAGTTCATGTTCTGATTTTATTTGTTCGTACACGTGTACGTTAAGAAAATCTAATTTAATGTATCCGCGTTCCTCAGCTTCAGTATAATCAATGTTTGCCATATCGTTAAGTGCATCGTATGGCACTTCTGTAACATATACTCCTGTATTGTGTTTACGTATGGGAGTGACATTGCGCATCGCTGCAGGAATATGTTTGATATGCTTTAGTATCAAATCACGATTACCAAAATCAATATCAATATCTGACTTAAAGTTCATTTTAAAACAAATCCTTTGTCCATCAATTTTTTATATGCATCCTGTACAACTACTGCTTGATGCTCTGCATCTTCTACCGCTTTGTGTGTAGTTTTAGTACCATACCTTTTATCTTTTAGATTAACACCTGCAATTTCAAAGAGTGTTCTAGTATCACGCACTGTATAAAAAGGCCAGGGAATAGGATTGGGGCGATCAGTTAATGTTTGACGCATAGCTGTTTCCATTACCACCACGTCAAATGGTGCACCATGACTCCATATTGCTTTTCTGTTCCAGCAAAAACTATATAACTTTTCCATACAATCTTTAAGTGATTCTCTACCCCAATCACCCATTGCTTCTTCCATTGCTGAAGAATTTTGTGTACTCCACCAACGTATAGTATCATCATTGATAATTCTATTGTATTGCTCTGTTTGATCTTCCAGTGTAGGGCGTAGTTCTAATTTCTCTACGATCCCATCACCTCTAGGATCAAATCGAACTGCACCAATAGTAAGTATGACACAATACGGGCTTGTGTCAAGACTTTCAATGTCAATCATAATGTCATTTGCCATTAGTATGATCTTTCTTTACTATTGGGCTACAAAGTGTTACAAACTTTTTCTCCCATTCTTCTTTTGCCACAAAGCATTCTTCTCTCGTAGGATATTCTTTTTTATAAATAAACTTCATTGTAGGCGGAGGGTCATCCCAAAGCTGAACTATTAATAACCAAACTATAATAGGTTCCATTACTTCTCCTTAGTGCAAATAGGTTTGAAAGGGTACTCATTATAAAAGTTAGCCCATCTTAAACATTCTTCCTCAGAATTATAAATTTCTATTTTATAGGTTTTAATAGGATTACTGGTAAGTAAATAAATTGTTAGTATCCAAATACTCATATTAAGCCCATACAAGTAAGAAAGCAGTTATTTCAGCACGACTCTTAAATTTAAACATATCAAATGATATTCTAACACCGCATTTGGATTTTTCACACCACTCTTGTACCGGATCCATATCTGTTTCACGTAGACCAGTTTGTGTCACTGCTCCATGTGTATATTCTAATGCTGCATGTAATACCAAGGGTCTATGTTCATGTTCTTTCCAAATTAATTTAGGTTTTTCCATTGTTCTAAGAAGGTCTGCTAATAAATTTGCATCGATTTCGTTTTGAATTTCTTCAGCAACTTGTTGGGCTACCCATTCTTCCAATTCTGATTTATTCATACCCACCTCAACACGAACCAAGTTGCGCAGGCTTCAGTATAAAAAATAAAAACTGTATGCTCAGGGTCTACTGCATCACCACTCCAATCTTGATATTTTGCTTGGTTGTATCTAAAGTCGAAATCTTTTCCCTGAACCATACCATTATTTCTCATCTCCCTTACAATCTCAACTATTTCTGTGGGATTACGATGTTTTAATACTATTTCTTTCATCCCCATCTCAATTCAAACATAATATATTCTTGTTCAGATTTAAAAACAACGACACTTCCTTCAAAAGAGTTTTCTTTTAATGACAAATGATT